CGGATCGGATGAATACATTCCACTGATAAAAATCAGCGGGAATGCTATGCGAGATGGTGACGCAGTAATGTGTGGACCAGCTAACGTAGCATCTACCACAGCAACCGGAACCTCTATGAACTTTGGACAATATGACACAGACTTAGGTGTTGTATCTGGAAACAGTGTAGAGTTATCAATAGCCGTTACTGACGCAGCAACAATATCAGCAGCAGTTACCGTTACTTTCGCTTAGAGGTCTAACATATGTTGTTAGGCGCAAGTAACCCAGCCGGAACAAGTGGGAGTGTTCTAAATTATATTGGAGAACACGCTTACCTTTACACCGGTGGAGTTGATAATAATGGTAATAGTGAAACTACCTTAGCTGAATTTTCAACAGCAGGTAATTCATACATTGTTGGAGCTTGGCAGCCCGGATATATAGATAATTCAACGCAAGATTTTGAATTTAGATTATATTTTAATGATCAAGTAGTCGCATCAATTGTTTTAACGTCAGCTAGAGATTACTCACCATACGAGGAAATAGACATTGTAATCCCTACAGATACAAACGTTAAGATCACTTGTAAAAATTTATCTTCATCTGATACAGTTCAAACCAGTGCAATTATAACAGGAAGGGTATATCAATAATGCCTAAAAAGAAATTAACTAAGACACAGGTAAAGCGTAAACTCAAGACGTGCAGTAATATGATGTATGATATGATCTTAGACAAAATGGGACACAGTAATAGCGATGTACCAATGTCATTACCTAAATTAATGGATATGCATAAGGCATTACAAAACGCAAGCAAGCGGATGAAATGACCACTAAAATATATAATGTCGAATTCCCCGCATGGCTTAATGACAGCAGAACAGTGGAACAGTTACTTGTTAGATTGGTGCTTGCATATCTCACAGCAAAAGAAACAGGGGTAATGTGATCTCTTGCCTTTTGCGCTAATACCTGATGGTTTTAAACTCCAAAAAGTCACCAAAGCACAAGAAAGAGCCGTGAATGCTAAACGCAGACATGACGACGTTGTAGCACTGTTGAATAATCCTGAAACGGTTAACAGTGCTGTGACACTAGTTTTAGCTTATTTAACAGCAAAAGCAGGTAAAGACGCATTAGAAGACTTAAAAGATTTAGGTGTTAACATTACACAAGATGTAGAAGACGCTTACACAAAAAAACGTACTTTTGGTGATGCACCTATCGGTATAAGTATTGAACAATTAGTTGATACAGGATTAGATAAATTATTCGGGAGAGATTAATGGCTTGGATACCTTTCCTAAGATTATTAACAGAAGTCTCACAGGGGTTTGAAATAACCCCAAGTGAGGCATTTAGAAAGCGTCATGAAGATGCACCGAAAGTTAAAGATTATAATTGGTTTTTAGAAAATGTAGACCCTAGTGGATCTCTTACAGATTACAATGACTGGCTACGAGACCAATAAATAACGTAACTCAATAGAGTTTTATGGAAATAGAACCTACGGTACTGTTAGCTTATGCGATAATTTGGACAATATTTTATGCCTTATTATCTAAACACATTGCAAAATTATCCAGAGATAAATGGGTTGAATATGTAAAGAGTGAAGAAAGCGATGATGTATTAGTTGAAGCACTGCAAGCAGTAATAGAAGAAATAGAAGACAGAATGCACGATAAACTTGAGGACTTCAAAGCGTCGTTCTTTGGTAGTTTAGGAGCAGCAAGTAAAAAATTAGACCAAGCAACAGGGCAAGGTGCAATCAAAGCATTGACAAAAGATAATCCCGTTATGGGCTTTTTAGCTGATTACATGATGAAAAGGGGTGGAATAGATGCATTACAGGGCCAAAACACCCCCAATAATGACACACAAAAGAGATCCGAAACGGGTAAATTAGGACTTAAGTAGGGTTAAATACCCCAATATAGCTATCTCAATGGCTTGGAAAGGTACTCTATCTCAGTCTTGAGTACCTATCCTTACCTTTTACTTCTCTTATCCTTATTCTTTCTTAAAAGAAAAAGGTGCGTAAAGAGAAGCTAAAGCTCTTTTTTGAACTCCTCCACATTGACACACTTACAATCTACACAACCTAATTCATAACCAAGCTGTGATATATTCCAATGAAGTCTATCATACTTGTACCAAGGTTTTGCATTACGTTTATGGTCTTTCTTAATGTCTGCTAACATAGCACAACATTGATATAGAAAACGTTCAATTTCAGTTACCTTTCGGTCTCCGGGCTTAATTATGCGTTGCTCAGCCATATAGACCCATCCTCTTCACAACGTATTTCCCAAGTAATTTCTAAATAATCCTTTAAAAATTCCTTGTCACCTTCTTTAACTAAAGGCACTACCGTTTCTCTTACAACTAAACAGTTTGTTTGCCAAACCATTTTGGTACCCTTAGAAGAAAGAGAAGGATACTGAGGATGAGATAACAAAAGAATAGGAAGAACGAATTTAGTTCCGTACTCTTCCGTTTCTATTTGTTCTGGCAAATCTAGGAACTTTACAGTTGCCTTTTCACCTGCTGACAGACCCTTCATTTTTGAAGGAGATCCAAAGTTATACTTTTTCTCAGTCATAATTAACAGTTGTAAAAGTTCAATATAAACCTTTATATGCTACTCAGAAATGGGTAAACAGGGCAGTCCGTAGGCTTGCCCCGACAGGAATTAAACATGGCAGCAAGAAGAAAAACACCACGCAGAAGGGCAAAACGTACTTTTAGCGTTAATTTATTAGAAACAGGTGCAGGGCTAGCATTTTTAGATGCAGCAAACGCAGGCACCGCAGCACAGTCATTTTTGAAAGGAGATCTTAAAGGTGGAATTGACACATTAAGTTCAGCATTCAAATCTAACAAAAACGAAATGGTCAAAATTGGAGCAGCTACAATTGCTGCAAAGGTCGTTTTGTCTAGTCTTGGCGGAAGCAAAGTACTAGGAGCTATCGGTCCGCTCAAACTAAGGGCCTAAAAATAAGGAATAATAAACATGGCAATAGTAGTATCAAGAACAGAATCGCAATTAAGCGCAACCACATCATTTCAGGCATTAGATAATCTAGGAGGAGCATCTGTTTCATCTAGTTTTAATGTCCCACAAGGTGTATCAGCAATAAAACAAGTAGCAATTGCTACCACAGCAGACGGATCGGATGAATACATTCCACTGATAAAAATCAGCGGGAATGCTATGCGAGATGGTGACGCAGTAATGTGTGGACCAGCTAACGTAGCATCTACCACAGCAACCGGAACCTCTATGAACTT